AAGTCAAACTGTTTTCTTTGTCCATACTCCAGGATTCGTAGCCGCAATTTTAACCCAATTTGAACTTGTAGGAACAATTTGTATCCAACTTTCTGGCGGCACAGAAGCATCAATAGGCTCCCAGAACAACCTATTTGTGATGATTATATCAAATTGGGCATTAGAGTGTGCTTCAGCATTATAGATAAGAATACCACCAAAGGGGTATGTACGGAACAGTGCTTCTAATTCAGCTGTGCCTTGCTGTATGACACCCCCTGTATTGATCATTTCAAAATTGCCGATAATATCAGCAAAACCGCTATATGTCATATTCGCATTAGCAGATTGCTCAAAATTCATATCTATAGTGCTAACACCACCAGCGATATAATCGCCATCTGCACTTTGCGTAAACTCAGCGGTTTGCTCATAAACACCACTGGCGATATAGATCCCTGGAGTGCTTTGTGCAAAATTGAAGTTATTTTCAATAAGGGCTGGCCTAACACGATTACCTTCGGTTGATTGTATCAACTCTGCGGTTATGCCATTTACACCAGAAGCAACTAATAAACCGTCTGATGTTTGTGTGAAATTGAGCGAACCTTCCAACGCACCAACAAGAATACCAACTGCGATATTAGCTTTACTTGCTGTGCCTATCATTTCTGATAAGCCGTAAGCTACGAGGTTGCCGTTTTGTGAACCAGTGAAATTAAAGTCTAACGATTCAGACCCGAACTGCAAAATGCCGTGCGAGGATAAAGAAGTTTCTGATATCGCAAACTCACCTAGCATTAGCCTGCAATTTCCATGAGTGTAATGGTAGACGTTGAACCTTTGTCGTCATTGATAGCCCACCTATTGACATAACCCGCCCCACCCGACTCCTTGACCTGAACCTTATAGGTTGTGGCGGATGTCGTTGACGGGCTGTCGAGGTGTGAAATCGAAATGGTGTCTGTTACTCTGTCACCGCCAGGACTGATGTTGACACCCCCAGAGGTGAAAAATGCTTCATAGGTCGCCGCAGAACCACTACCTGTGTTTTTGCAAATCACGGTGGTTCCTCTAAGTAAGCGAAACCAGTGTATGTAACCGCTGGTGTCTGCAGATGCTACTATGCCAACCATGACCAAAATTTTGCTATTGGTTGATAAGGGTGTGATTGTAGCAGAAAGTCCGGTAACATCTGCAAACGATGTTCCGGGGTTTTCAAAGGTATCTGTCATCGTGCTGGATTTTACTTGGAGTATGCTTCCAGACGGCATCTTAGAAGTGGGTAGCGCAGTGTTAGTACCCAACAAGGTTGCAAGATTACGGGCGTTACTCATAGCTTACTCCTAGTCTGGCTTTGTAGGCCACACTACATCGTCAAGGGAAGTGTAGCTGTCGGTAATATCCCGCAATGCTTGGCGGTAAGCATGGCGAGCCTCGTTGGAATTCACATCCTGCAATGCCCACCAATCAGTCTCAGCCAACCTACGGTCACGCTCAGCACGGAGGGCTTTCATAGGCTCCGCCGCATTAAGCTCTTTTAATTTATTGTTTACTTGCGTCCATGTTACGCCCCAATCAGCACTGTTAGCAGATTCAATGGCAGAGCCATTCTCATCCGCGCCAGTTACCTTGCGAAACATTTCCTTAAACTCTGCCGCGCTTGTCGGCTCACCACGCAACACCCATTCGGTGATGCCGAGTTCGGTAAGTGCTTCTGCTATACTTGCCATTTTGTTTTACTCCTATTAAACAAAGCCGCTATGTTTTCACGCCAAATACAGTGACATTTCCATCAACAGGAGCAAATGTAGCGGATGCGGTAATATCGGTTCCATTGGCGGCACCAACAACCACTCCCATTCTTATGTCTGTTGCGGATGCGGCGTCACCAACATCCTCGCTAGAGCCTGAGTCCTCGAACCACTTATTAGCTTCAGAATCTTGCTGATACATAATACATCTACTTTTTATAGCCGTGGGAATAGAGCTAGAAAATGGATTCATAATAATACACTCTCCACTAAAATACTCATTTGCAACACTACCAAGAGAGGCGTGGATTTGATGCACACCTTGTGAGCTAAAATACCAGTGTTTGCCATCACCCGATGAACTATTTAGCTGAGAATATTGCATAGCACCTCTTACGGCAGTGCTTGTTGATATAAGAGTTCCTCCGTTACCAAAACGAATATAAAGATAAGCTCCAGTGGTTCCGGGACGGTTTACTCTATAAAAAACTTGGTAATAATCATAATTAGCAGAAAAACACCCATTTATATGAAGTGCATCAATAGCGGCGGTAGTGGCTGACACAGAGCCAACATGGGTCATGCCAACATTGATTGGCGGATTGTTGAAACTAACATTACCAGTCGCGTCAATCGTCATCGCGGTGTTGCTGTTCGTTGGGTCTTGGATTGTGGAGACTTTTAATATGCTCGTCATTGTGCAATCCCCAATACTGTAATAGTCCAACCTTTGTGGTCATAGTAAATCGAATTTGCATAGGTAGATGTGCCATCAGCTTTTCTAAAATAGACCTTATAGGTATGGTCACCTGTTCCCAAATTAGAATCTATGCCCTGCAAACACACTTGGTCATAAACTTCGGTGCCGCCTGCAACAACCCCAAGCTGAGACCGTATAAGTTCTGAAGTAGACGGAGCCGACCTTTCCAACTTCCAGTCTACGAAGGCATGGGTGTTTTTATTCACCCGAAACGAGCCACTAGCCACAACAATAATTTTACTCAATTTTGCTACAGTCGCGGCGGGAACAGTGATTTCAGAGCCGTTTACGATAAACGCGGTTGAAGTGCTTGTAAGTGAATTATCGGCTCCAAGTTTGTTTCCATCGGCATATATAACATGACCCGGAATCTGCACACCGTTGCCGCTAGTCTTCTCGTTAATGGTATCGACATAGAGCGTACTCATTGTGCGATCTCCATTGCATACATCCAAGATTGAAGACCACCAACATTTATAATGGCTGAACTCGTTCCACTATAGACAATCCATTGCAAACTATAAGTTCTTGCGTTTGTTGAACCAGCACTTAAATCTGCTGTATGTCCTAGTTGATGGTAAGTATCACTATTTCCATGATATGTTTCATAAGAGGGGTTTGCAGATCCCCAAACAACAGTGCTACCTTCTAAAAGTCTAGTAGAAATTCCGTGAGTTGCTACATGATAAACATTAACTTGCCATATCACATGAATTTTAGATGTGGAATATTTAGGTGTCATAGTTAGTGTGGGGGTGGCTAGAGCAACCCAAGAAGTTGATCCAGTTGTATATTGAGTGTTAGAATAACTTATAGGTGTTACTTGAACCACACTCCCCGCTGGCATCGTTGCGCCATTTGGTATGGTGACACTGTTGGGGAAAGTTACCAGCCCACTGCTACTATTGATATCAATAGCCGAGGTTCCCGCCGCATTGTTTATCTGATCTACATTTAATATCGAAGCCATTTATGCCTCACAGTATTGTTAAGTTGCCATCGACCGTAATAGTCACCGACGAATCTATCGTCAACGGACCAATAGCCAAAGCATTTTTAGTTGACCCTATAGTCGTATTCTGCGTAACCGATTGGTTATTCGTACGGAATACAGCCGTATCAACCGTTGTATTTGTCGTTTGAAACTGCGGTGCTGTAATTTCACCACTGAAAGTTCCACCCGATGCCTTACTTACTGTATCAGTAACTGTGAAAGCGCGAAAGGCTCTAATCACTAATTCATCACTTGCCGACGCACCACTAGCCAGCGTAATCGTATCACCATTACTAGGGGTATAATCAGTGCTATCTAAATGCACACCATTCAAATACACATCTACATCATTGCCGCTAAACGCTAATATCGCGCCATTATAATCAGCACCAGTAAAAACTGTCTGGCTGGCAGTCGCTACATACTTAAATAACTGCATAGCGTATGACAGGGGCTGGTCTACAGCGCGACCAAAGTAACGGACAGTAATTACATCGCCGTTAGCGGGCGCGGCAGAAAAAGTAAGTGTATTGCCATAAGCTGTATAAGCGGCACTAGATCCAGGCTCTTGCACTACATTACCAATAGTGACAATGATAGCCTCACCACTGGCTACATACTGTGCCAGTGTAAATGCGGTCGTACTCCCATCACCAGTGAACTGCTGGAATGTGATGTCGCCTACATTTGGGTCTATTCCTATATATGCCATTAGTCGGCTTCCTGTATTGTTAATTCACCCGCCTCAACTTGGCGCATAATTTCTGCGTAGTGGCGGTTGGCTGGGTCAAGGGGGACTATAATGGGTTGGTCGTCAATAGTTGCGACAAGGCTTAAAACCTCATTAGTGTCTGCATCGCGGGTGTATTTAGCCATAGTAATTGTCATTTCATCCATAATTACAACTCCGCATCCGCAGTAACCGACCCCTCTGGTCGGTCTATATAGATATACTCGTTCGTAGCAAAAAATCTTGAGTTAAACTTAAAACAGTCCTGTGTAGCCACAGTTTGAAAGTCTCTTGTTACCCACGGAGTGCCTGATATATTAGTGCTGTAATTAACGAAAGTTATCGTAGGAACGGCTCTTTTTCTGACTTTATAATGCGGGACACATTGCCTATTTTCATGCGACCACCCACCAAAAGTTCCCGCATGGCAACCGTCCATAGTGTATAAAAGCTCATAATACCTCTGACAGAGCGCAAGCTCTTCACCAAAGCTACGGTGTTCAAACGGCGTGGCCTGAGAGCCGAGTTCAACTTGCCAGCCTGTTACAAAAAACTCGTTATCTGTACTCGACAAGAAATTAACTTGGTTAGAAGTTGCCACAACATTGCTTGAGTTCCATTGATTTGCGGTTCCTTGGTAAGTGCTTCCAATTGATAAAGTAATTTGATGAATTGACCCAGTTCCATTAGTGGTCAACCAAGTGCCGCTTGTATCACCCGGAATCGTAAATGATACTCTTTCCCATACATCTGCGGAAGTTAAACTAAACTCTTTTATGTATGCCCTGTCGACGTCATTGTTCCTGACAGAATAACAAAATGTACCTGTTAAATTAGACTTGGCGTAAAAAGATATTGTGATAGATTTTGCACCTGACGTGCCATATCCTAAAACAGCATGGTTGTACCCCTCTATCTTGTGAGAGAGTGTTAAATATTGACCAGCAGCAATAGTTCCATCAATAGTGGTACAATCAAATTTCATGCTTTGGGTAAAACCCTCGCCACTTGGAACAGTGGTGTCTTGTGTAATAGTAGTAGCACCATCGTTACCATTAAAAATGAGCATCCTGTCTAATGAGTAAGTACCATCAGCAGGGTTTGCAAATGACGTCCCCCGCTGTGCCACTTGCATCGCACCATTGATAATAAGGTTCCGCCGACCATGTACGGCGGTATCAGCGAAACTGGCATTATTAACAGTGCTAATCGGCATCTAGATTACTCCGACAAATCTGCTTCCGCTTCGGCTTGCGCTTCTGCCGCAGTCCTTACAACACCCAACTCAAAAGCCTGTGCAATCTGGGCATCCTTGCCAGTTGCAATAGCAATTTCATTAGCGTTGCAATGGGCTACCAAAGCCGTTACGATTTCATCGCCAGCAATTCTGGCACGGTTT